CAAAGCTCGACACGATCATCTCGAACTTCGGAGCCGCTCCAGTAAAGGCTTCGGTAGTAGCTGAAGAGAAAGCCGAAGAGAAATTCGATCTCAAAGCGATCATCACCCAGAAGACCGAGGAACTCGGCAGCCGCACCGAAGCGATTCGTTTCGCAATGCGCAACCACCGCGAAGCCTACATCGAAGCCCGCGACAACAACCAACTCAACTTTTAATCCCAACTAATTTATGGCAACACAAAACGACAACGGTATTCGGAGCTTTAGCTTCGCATCCGCGATCACCGCGAACACGCTCGTCAACATATCGGGCGCAAACGCTGCGCAAGCAGCATCAACCGGCGCAAATGCTATCGGAGTCGTCCAGAATGACGTCGCCGCTGGAGCTCAAGGCGCTGTCAAACTTTTCTTCCCATCCCAGTTCGGCATCGTGTCCGCGATTGTGACAGCCGGTAACACCGTTTTTGCGGTGACCAGCGGTCTGATCCTCGGCACATACGCCAACGCTTCGACCGTCACTCTTGGAGTTGCGATCAACAGCGGCGTTGCTGGCGACGTCGTCGAATACGTTCCTAAGTTCAACCAATAATTTAACACTACTATGGCACTCTCATACACAACCATCCGCGCTGATATTGCGCAGGCCGTTTTTGAAGGTCTTTCCAACAAAAACAATTTGTTCATCGGCACAGAAGTAATGCCCGTGTTCTCCTCAGACGTTCGCTCCGGCGCATATCTGAAATTGAACCTCGGCGACTCCGAAGCCCTCAACGACGACGTTCTCAAGATCGCCGCTGGTGCTGGATATCCCCGCACAAGCCGCCGATTCACGAGCGACTCGTTCGATGCAATCGAATACGGTCTTGAGGAAGTTCTTCCTGACTCCAACCGCCGCGATCTCGACAGATTTTTCGACACCGAAGTGAACATCGCCGCGATGTTGCTCCGCCAGATCCAAGTCTCCCACGAGGCTCGCGTTGCTTCCGCAGCATTCGCCGCCAACGGACTGACAGCGATCAGCGCATCGGCAGCCTATAGCGACGCGAATATCACATCCTTTGACGTTCCAGGAGATGTCGCCCAAGCAAAGCTCGAACTCGCCAAATACGGCGTTCTTGCTAACACCTTGATCATGTCCATGCCTTTGTTCGAGCGCATCCGCCGTTCTGCTAAAGTGCAGAATCAGTTCTTCGGCATCGTTCCTTCGGATCAAAGCCGTCTCCTCAGCGAAGGCGAAGTGGCCGCCGCTGTCGGAGTTGACCGCGTTCTCGTAGGCCGCGCACCAAAGAACACCGCCGCTAAGGGTCAGACCTATGCCGGTGGATTCATTTGGTCGAACACCTATATGGCCCTCGCCAACACGGTTGGTGGAGAGTTCTCAGGTGGTGGATTCGGTCGCACGATCGTATGGGCTGCTGATAGTCCCGTGCCTTTCGTTTCCGAAACCTATCGTGACGAAGCCCGCCGCGCTGACGTTCTCCGTGTTCGTCAGAACAGCGCCGAGAAAGTCATCGACGGTTCCAGCATCATCCGCATCACAACGGGATACGTCTAGGATTCCCCGCAAGTAAGCATCGGAAAAGCCACCTCGAAAGGGGTGGCTTTTTTGTTTTTGTTGACATATACTTCAAGAGTAAACATGAAACAAAAACAGAAGCTAGTCGCAGGCTTAATTTGCGGCAACGAAGAGCCGCGCATCGCTCGATGCGTTAAGTCACTCCAACAGATATGCGACGAGATTGTTGTTGTCCGCGCAATAGGAGCACTCAAGCCAGACCGCACGCTAGAAATAGCAAAGGAGCTAGGTTGCCACGTTGATGAATATCTCAACTCTCCGCTTGTCGCCGATTGGGAGCACCTCGACAACTTCGGCGAAGCCAGAAACAAAGCATTCGCGAAGGCCTACGAGCTAGCCGGAAAAGAGGGATGGGTAATGTGGGCTGACTGCGATGACATTATTGAAGCGGCAATGGTCGTGCCTACATTGGCCGCGCTTGAAGAATGTCCGTCAGAACAAGACTGGATCTTGACCGACTACGTTATTCCGGAACAAGGGAAACGCGCACCACGCGAGCGTTTCTTCCGTTACCACACGGCATGGTGGCATCGGCCCGTGCACGAAAACGCGCAACCGACAAAAGACGTTCAAGTGTATATGCGGCGCGACTTGGAGATCATGCACAAGCCGCCGCTAGGTCATAGGAACAGCAGCGAGCGCAACCGCCGCATATTGATGCACCAAGACCGCATGACGTCGCACTTCAAGTTTTACCTACATTACGAGAACTTTATTGCCGGCAACAAGGAACTCGCCGCAAAATACGGCTCCGAAGCATTGGCCTTGAGCGATCTCGACGGCGTTAATCGCTACGAAGTATTGTTAAACTGTGCTAACCTGACGTCAGGCGCAACATCGCTCAACCTTGCACGCAAGGCGCGAGCACTTGAGCCTAAGCGCCGCGAAGCCTACGGACTGGAGGCCAGCATTCTGCTTGATGATAAAAAATACCAAGAAGCGTTAAAAGTGGTGGAAGAAATGCTCGAAGTGCCGACGCCTAAGTTCCCACAATGGACGCACCGAAAGGAATGGTATGGATGGAAGGGAGATCAACTCTACGCATGGGTTCTGCGACTTCTCGGACGCAACGAAGACGCTGAAGAGATCGAGCGTGAAACATTGGCAGGGTCGGACAAGCCCAAGATATCGCTTGTCCATGCAACGCGTGGAAGGCCGGTAGAGGCCGTTCAATGTATGACGCTATGGTTATCCCGCGCAACGCACCCAGAGCGCGTGGAGCATATCTTTGCGGTCGATCACGATGACGAGACAGCGGAGGTGCTCAAACGCTTCCGCTCTGTGACGCAAAAAGAGGGTGGTTTTTCCGTCGGAGCGTGGAACCTTGGAGCGGCCAAAGCATCGGGCGATATTCTTATTCAACTCTCGGATGACTGGGAATGTCCTCCAGGGTGGGACGAAATGATAGAAAATCGTCTCGACATTTCAAAACCTCAAGTGCTCCGCATCTCGGACGGATATAGAAAAGACGAATTACTTTGCATGGCGATTCTAACGTGTAAATATTATCAAGAAAATGGACTATTTAACCCAAGATTCCGCAACGTTTATTCGGATACGGACTTCACCTTTCGTGCCGCGAAGAATGACGCGATTGTGGATGCTCGTGATATTGCTATCGTTCATCATCACCCGTTTTTTGAAGAGCGTCCGCTCGATGCGACATATCAGCGTGGCAACGATCCGGCAGAGTATGAAAGAGCGAAGGCAATTTTTGAAGAACTCCACGCGAAATGAATAAGGACGTCACTCTCATCGTCTTTGAAGGCTTAAGGTCTAGGCACGAACAAAGCGGGAAACTATTCAAACACCTTTGCGGGTTGGGTGGATTCGGTGACGCCGTTTATATCGCCGAAGACTGCACATACCAGCAAGCGATGCATTGGGAACTGGGTCGATTTGCCGACTACATCGACACTTCGCACGCGCTCATCTGCACGCACGACGGGTTCATTTCCAACCCGCATCTGTGGGATGATTCATGGCTTGAATACGACCTGATAGGAGCACCTTGGCCTGCGTTCTGGAACGTCGGACATCGTGTCGGCAATACCGGATTCACGCTGCAAAGCATGAAATTCCTGCAAATGGCAGCAAGGGCCGAGGCACTCTGGAAGGGCGAGGCAGGGGATGTTTTTCTTTGTCGCACAATGGAGCAAGGTTTCCGCGATAACGGCATCAAATACGCGCCGGTAAACGTGGCAGCGGCATTTTCTTGGGAGCATTACATCGAAGAAAACACGGCGGGGCCGGATCGCTCATTCGGCTTCCACGGGTGGGTGGCAGGTAAAACACCGGATCAATATTACACGTTTTGAACATCCTAATTGTTTATCACTTGCGGCTCGGAGACATCGCGCGTTGCTTGCCGATCGCGAAGTACTTCGCAGATCAAGGACACGATGTAATGCTTGAATGTTTGCCGGAGTATCATGGCCTTTTCGAGATGGTAGACTACTGCAAGCCACTCTATCCGCAGAACGATCACAGCGGCTTTCACCGCGTCATCAACTTGCAAATATGGCCCGACTTGCATGAAGACTTTTGCGCGAGCGAGTTGGGTTGGAGTGATTACGTTTACGGACTTTTCCCAGAAGGCAAGGACATCGATCGGCAGATCGTTCTAAACTCTCCGGCAATAGTAACGCCGCCCGAACTAAAGTCTTGGGTTCTTTGTTTTCCGACCGGATACTCGCAAGATAAAAAGATCGACGTTCGGGATGTTATCACCGTCGCGCACCAAGTCGCCAACGGGCGACCCGTTCTTTGCGCTGGGAAGGCCGCTCACGGCATGGCTGAGTTTGAAAGCATAGAATATATGTGCGCGTATATTCGAGACGCGCAAGAGGTGGTTACGAT